TGCGAATGCTCTCGACTGTCATCAATTCAGCATCGCCTTCGATGATCAACACGGTGGCTGGACAGAGCCGAGTCAATCTCTCAAACAGAATCTTCTGGCCGGTGCAGATACGTTGATGCTCTTTCCATTCGAGGAACAGGAGGTTGCCATTGATTTCCGTCACAGCATCAATGTCGCTGAAGGCGATTCGGCCTGGTAAACAATCAGCAAACAGTTCGATCTTGGGACGCTTCTTGAGATTGAAGCAGCCTTGCCGATCACAATTCCACAACATGGGATTAAATCCATTATTTGATAACATGGCACACACTCCCTAAATCCTTGAACGCATCGGTAAAGTCATTGATGTTGTCACCGAGATACAACACAGCCTGCCCCTGCAACGGCGCAGAGGTTTTATCCGGGTGCCAAAAACGCACACGTCCCGTTGGGAAACACACCGCCGATGCAACGGACATTAATGCATGGAACCAGCGAGTTTCCGTTGCGTTGTTGACCAGAACGACAGCCTGCGTGACGTTGCCAGCCTGGAATTCGTGGACAAGTTTTTCGCAGAACTGTTGGATCAACGGCTGAGCATAGGGTGGGTTCATGAATACGCGACCATGCCATGCTTTTTGCAGACCGTCATCGTCGGCGGTGAAGATGCGTGTCGCGCCGACAACCTTATTCGCTGCTGCGCTGGACGCCGGATCAAGATCGATCCCACCCATCACATCCGTTGCACACTCGATGTACTGTGCCGGGGTATACCATTCGTTGTCGCCAGTGTTGTTGGCCACATGAGGTTTGGTCACCGACTCGCGTGCCTGCTGGATTTGCGATGGCGTTGGATTTTCAGGCAACGAACGAGCTGCATGCACTACTTCGTTACGAGCAGGTTTGATCTGTCCACTGGCGATTTCACGCTGTAAATCAAGACGATCCACTGCTTCGGCAAATTGACCATCACGTTTAATTGTGGCCAGTGAAACACCATGTTCTTCAGCCAATCCGTCGGAGGATTTCAAGAGCTCATTTTGAGCTCTTGAAAAATCCCCCCGTCTGCCACCGCCATGCGGACTCTTCAATCGGTTATACCGACGTCCACGCAATAAACTCATCTGCTCAGGTGATAGATTACGTCGGCCCAACTGATGGTTATCGATCCAATCGGCAGCCGCCGCGCGATCAGGCAAGCTGACTGTATGCAATTCGTAATCAATGCCGTACCGATCACAAATGGCTTTGCGATTGTGACCATCAAGCAAAATACACTGCTCTGCCCACACGATCAGCGGATCGATGCAGCCGTCGCGCAGCAGGTTCTCTTCCAGGCCGAATAGCTCTTCATCCGTTAACGGTGGAATCAGGCTTTGGAATTCGTCATCAATGATGACGGGATCGTTTTCAAGACATGTAGTATTCATAAGCGAATCTTTCAAAAAGGAATGTCATCGTCATCGGGCCATTGAGTCCACGGTTGATCGGGCGATACCGTGTTGGTGCTGGTCACCAGTTCACGTTCATCGCTACCGTCATTGCGTGGTGGAATGGAACCCAATTCATAATGGGTGATGCGGTCGAATTTTTCGCCGGTGACTGATCGCACGGTGATGGACAACGGTTGAGCCAAGGCGCCGCTTTCGGCTAACTCGACGGCCTGCTCCACCGTGTCAGGCATGGGTTCTGCAGATCGAGCCTGCCACCATGTGCTGGCTTTTTGCCAGGCGTAGCTGCCCTTGGGATGCGCGACGCAAACCCATTCGCTGTGGTATTCGTTAAATCCACAGCGGTAATCGACACGCAAGGTTTTGGGATGATCCGGTGGTGCTCCACGCTTGGTATGAATGCTGTAATACACCTCACCCACGTCATAATCGGTTTCGGTAACCTGACCGGTCAACACACCTGCTGTTGACGCACTGCCGTCATGTTTTTCACGCTCAGGTGGTGGAAATTCATGACCACAATCCGGACACACGCTGTACGACGCATGGATCAATGCCTGACAGTTGGGACATTCTTTGGCAGGTGCTTCGTTACTGCCTTTGCGATCAGACTTATCCTTAATCTGCAATGCATCGACCGGACCATGACGCAGGATATTGCCACCAAAGTCCAACACCAGACAGTTGGTTTTATCCGGGTGCAACCGGAATCCACGCCCCACAGATTGATAAAATAAACCGGGGGAATTAGTTGGACGCAAAAGAACAACACAATCAATGATGGGTGCATCGAACCCAGTGGTCAGCACATTGACATTGATCAGATATTTCAGATCACCCTTCTTAAAATCGTTGAGTGTCTTGTCCCGCTCAAAGGGCAAGGTTTCACCACAGACAAATCCACACTGATGTCCCATCTCCTCCAGAATGCGTTGCACATGCAAAGCATGTTTGACACCCGCGGCGAAGATCAGCACCGAATGACGATCACGTGTTTGCTCAAGGATTTCATGGCAGGCCGAGTGAACAAGGCTATCGTCATCCATCAACGCTTCAACTTCACCTGCGATGAATTCACCACCACGGATGTGTAAGTTGGACGTGTCGGCTTTACGACGCCCAGCTTTGGTGACAAGCGGACAAAGATAACCCTGGGCAATCAACTCACGAACCCCCACCTCGTAACACACGTGATTCAACAGATGATCCGGAGCCGGACCACAGATCGTCCCACTGGTCATGCGGTACGGTGTGGCTGTCAAGCCAACGAGACGAACATGGGGATTGACCACCTTGGCATCTGCCAGGAACTGTCGATACATCCCCTCACCACCGGACCCACCTGTTGGGATCATGTGTGCTTCATCAATCAGGATCAGATCGAAGCGATCCAACTCAGCCGCCTTGCGATACACCGACTGAATCCCGGCCACAATGATCGCATGGTCGGTGTCCCGGCTCTTGAGTCCCGCAGAGTAGCACCCGATCTGGTGCCACAGATCGGGTGCCATGACATGCAGTTTGTCCACGGCTTGCTCAATCAATTCCTTGACATGAGCCAGGATGAGCACGCGACCATCCCACTTCTGCACCGCATCGCGGCAAATGGTGGAAAGTATCTGTGTCTTGCCCCCGGCTGTCGGGATGACAACACAAGGGTTGTCATCCCGACATCGCAGATGCTCGTACACGGCATTGACCGCTTCGGCCTGATATGGGCGAAGTTGAATCACAGGTTGTTGGGCACAAGCCTGTATCAATCGATCACCTCCTCGGGCAGCATGAATTGCTCGCTTGTTACAGGGCGCAGGACAGATCGAGTCTCACCGTTGAGCCAGTGGGTGAGAACGCGCTCCACCTTGCCATACAGTTCTTTCTGGATCGTGCGGTTGCGCGTGCTGCCTGTTGCCATGAGTTGGTCACGCAGCTTGATGATGGTCGCATCGCATGGGGTTTCCAGCATGCCAGTGGACAAGACCCGACAGAATTGGGCCAGTTGATCGTGATCAACGGAATACCAGGCCCGGGCAATCACTGCACGCACATGAGCTACCGCAATACCCCTGGCCTTGGTCGCCACGTGTGCCGTCGCAAAACGGATGGCGTTGATGTGCATGCTCATCAGCTCCATCTCTTCGTGATATGGCAGCTTGCGACCGGGATTGAGGCACTGGTACATTTCACGCAAGGTTGATGCGTGGTAGGACGTCACACCCTCGCTGCCGAACATGCCGGTGAGAGACATTCGATCCACGACCCTGCGGGCTTTCATGCCATCGATAGCATCAATGTTGCCTGCCGGAACGCCGAACGACACGGCCATACGAATGGCACACCCCGCCTGCAAGATGGCCCAGAGTCGGTGCTGGCCATCGACCAACGTGCCGTTGGTATCAAAGGCGATGCCCTGGTGTGTGGTGTTCCAGCGACCGGCCAACATTTCCTGGGCAAGGCATTCGACATGCCTCTGGTCGATGCGACGGTTACGGACATTACCCTCAAGCCACTGGCTTGCAATGTCCGGCGTGACGTTCATGAAGGTGGTCTGAATCTGTGGTTCCGTGCTTTTCGTGGGTTGTGCAATCATGTGCGAGTCCTTTCTGGGATTGGAAAATTCGATTCAGTTCATTGGCGACCTGGCGCATGTAGTCATCGCCGTAGATGCTGATCATGCTCCGGGCCGCTTGGATGGGATTCTTCAGAGGTAACGAGATGGCCCGCATGGGGACGGGACCGTCTTCACTGTGACAGGCTTTGGGACGATAAGCGTTTTTGCCAAAACGTGGTGTTTTGGATTTCGGTGAAGAACCGATTTTGCCCGTTTTCATTTGAGCAATAGTGCCGTGCTTGGTTTTGTAAGTTCGCTTTTGTTGCCTTGGTTCAGAATTCTCACTTGCACAATGTGCAAGTGAGGCGCGATACCGTTGAATGGTTGTATGTGACACACCGCATTGCCGTGCAACATCATTATCTGACCATGACGACCATTCGTCGTCCTCCAACATGATCATCACGGCCTTACGTTTATCCTCATTGGTCCGACGCAGACCGTGGGATGCATTGGCACCCACGGAGTAAAGAATGGCATCGCGGCGAGTACCTTGAATGACCTCAACCGCAATGGATTCACGCTTGGCTCGCTTGCGGGCCCAATACCGATGAAAGCCATCAGCTAACCAATAGGTTGAACCGTCATGAAACACGGTCACGGGTGGCAGATCGACACCGTCGACGTACAGGTCGGCATATTCAGCCACGACGTCTTCATCAATGGCCACACGCGGTTGCGTACCACCGTCGATGCGGATTTGATTGAGTTGGAGTGTTTGAATTTCAGTTGTCATAAAGATGATTACTTTCAAGGCTGGGCATCGGGCTACCACATAACGGACAACGATGAAGTGGATACTCATGGATTTGCACGACCAGTTGGCCACCGGGGATCGGGAGTTTGCGACGCGTGACAAGTAAATCAACCTGCGAATCGTCTTCGTAAATCCCTGCGTGTTGCATTGAGTCGAGCGATGCTTTCTGGATGTTGTCCAGATCACGTCTACGGCGATCCGGTGGAAACGCATCCATCGCCACGGCCAGACGTCCATCGCGTGGCGGCTGGCCACCCATGCCCTGACACTGTGTTTTGACCTGTTGGCGATACGCACGACCTTGGCGACTGATGAGCGTTCGCCCCCGGAAGTGTCGCCAGTAGTGGTTGACCGAAGGCGGGTATGGCAAGACTAATTCCATGTAACACCCCCTTATCGCTTCCACGGTGCGGGACCATCGGATGCCGGTTTCTGATCGGTTTGTGCAGACGTCGCATTGGATGTGCCGGGAGATTGCTTGGACTCAAAGCCACGGATTTCATTCGTCAACTCATCGTTGTCGACCCGCTTTTTGAGTTTGACGTTGACGACCATTGGCAAGTTGTGAAGATCGGTGCTGTCCTTGGGCTGCATGACATTGACCGCTCGGCAGATGGCCGACAGATCGCCACGGGCAATTTTCACTGCGGTGGCATTGGGGTTATCCAGGTTCAAACGAGCCCATAGCACGCGCCCTTTGAAGTCGCCTTCCAGAATGCTGAGAGTGAGTTCCAGGTAGCTGCCGTCGCCATTCCGAGTTTGCTTGGTTTCCGACGCTGTGATCGCTGCCAGGTATTTGCCTGCCGGGATCGGTTCGAATGCTGTGTTGGGTTCGACATCATTTGCGTTAAAGCCATTGAGATTAGCCATAGGGATATTCCTCCATCAATTAAAAAATGGTTGTTGACAAAAAGACTGTGTTTTATGGGTTAATGTTTGTGTTTGGTGGTTTGATGGGACGTGGGTGTGTCAGCCTGCATCATCGCTTCCATCAGGGCATACCATGACAACGGCAGTTCAGTCGGCAAGCCGTAACGGTTCTTGGCGATACAGGCCGGGCTACCGACACAACGCATCACGCGCTCACCACCATCCTTACCCAGACCGGATGCCAATGTGCGATTGCGATTGAAGCCAGCATCTTCGGTTTTGGTGATGATCTTGCGCGTCGCAAACAATACGGCGTCGGCCCACTCAGTGAGAACTGCATTGGCATGTTTGTGCAGACGTGGGGAAAACCGGTCATACGCGCCGACTTCCGGATCGGAGAAAGTCTCGACCTTGGCGTGGGCCAACAAGATGATGCACATGTTTTGCTTGGTGCGTAACGTATCCAAGCCAGTAAGCAGCATGCGCCAGTGCGTTAAGGCATGCGTGTAACCACGGGCATAACCACCATCGACTTTTTCAATGCTATTGACACCGTAGTCTTTACAGAGCCGATCCCAGATCAGGCGTTCAAGCCAGTCCAGCGAATCAATGACGAGTGTTTGATACTCGTGATCCTCCTTGATCAATGAATCTATGGCATTGATGACATCATCGAACTGCGTAGCCAACGGGAAACTCGCACAATCAATCTGATCGAGACCATCTTCGGTTTGGATGAAAATAGGCTGTGGAGCCTGCGATGCCGTGGTGGATTTACCAATGCCCTCAGTACCGTAGAGAATGATGCGTGGTGGGGATTGTCGTTTGCCAGTGTGGATTTGTTGCAATAGGGACATGAATCAAATTCCTAGATATGATGATCGTGACCAATACAAAACGTCACCTGCTCCGAACTCCCCGCCCCATGAACAAATTGGGGCGGGGAAAGGTGACAAACTTCCGGGGGCCGGGGTGGGGTTACGCGGCACTGAGCAGACGAATATCTTCGTAGCCGGTGGGCCAGTGGTTGTGTTCGCGGCAGAGCAGTAATCGCTTGATGGCTGCCTGGTTTTCCTGGCGGGCCATGTGCAGCGCTTCGTCACTGATCACCCAGACACCGCAGCGATAAGGTTCTTTTTTCTCAACCGCCACGATATGAACCGGCACCAGTTCACCGATGACCTCGGCCAGCACCGCTTGGTAGAAAGCCAGTTGATTGATGTAACGATATTTTCGTGCATCCGATTCGAACCAGGTCAGATCGTCACAAGTCTTCAAATCCACCACGCCTGCATGCGGATGTAACCAGTCATATCGGCACTGACAGGACATTCCGCAGTAGTCCGCACGGAGCACCCCTTCCGCTCTGCCGTAGAGCAGCAAGTCAACCGCCTTGTCATTCATACTTAAACCACTGGCCATGTTTTCGATCTGATCCAGGTCATCATAATGAACGCCAGGTTTGCCCTGCCCTTCTGCCCAGTTGCGGAAGGCTTGGGTGTCCTTGCCGAAGGGCTTGTCCGTTTTGGGATTGATTGGGCCGCCCAGTGCAAACTGCGATTCATACGCATCGCGGCCCTCGAGAATGCGACAGTGTGTGGCTCTGCCGATCAGGTAAGCAGCCGTCTCCTTATTTACGATCAAGCCACTGTGCTTCTTGAAATGCAGCCAGGGACATTTGATAAAGTCGATCAACTGATGGCTGCTCAGATGATCCTTGGCTTGCGCATGGTACTGCTCTGCCGGTTCGGTTTGTAGAATGTTCAAATCGATATTCATTCCATCTCCATAAAAAGTGTGTCAGTAACCTTGGCTTGCCCTGCCCCTCGAAGACTCCTTGACCTTCGAGGAGCAAAAAACACAAGCCCCCTCTATTTGTTACCTATGCCATTTAGGATCGTGAAATTCAAAAATTCTCAATTTAAGCCCGATTTTTCCATAATTTCTCGAATTCTTGCCAAAGATTCGTCTACTTGAGCACGTGTAAGCCCGATTGCCTGCGGCGCGCCACTGGGGCCGTGCTCAGCCACATACTTGAGAAGTTTCAGATCTCTGGGCTTCAGATTGTTCAACACGAATTCCATGGCATCACGCAATTCAAAATCTTCAATGGCAGACATGGCATATGTTCGAGTCCTGCGGCCACCGTCCTCTTCCAGAAGAACATCACCAAGCATGTCGATCACACCATCGCATAGCACCTCCGTGCGCTCGAGGGAGACAGCCTTGTACTCTTCACTTCGTTTGCACCGATCCCGGTACCGCAGTTGCATCCCCACCCACGAATTGATGCACTGAGTCACGAAGGCTTCAAGGTTCCCTCGCTGCGGATCGAACAGGTGCGCTTTTTCGATCAGATGTAACCGCATCTCCTGACGCAAATCTTGATCATCTGTCAGTGAAAAGTCTGTCCGACTGCAAAGCTGACGGGCCTTGATGCGGATATACGTCGTGGTGAATGGATCGAAAAGCAGAGAGTGCACAATGTCCTCATGCTCGCTCCGCTTGGATGCCTGAGACGGTTCTGAATGAGATGGGGATAGAGCCTTGAGCCGGGGCCGGGCCTTCATACGATGTGGGAAAAGAACGCCAGATGGCTGAGTCACTGTTTGTTCATCAGGGTTGGCTTGATCTGTCGTGGTGTGAAATGAAGACGTTTGCGTCATACGAAATCTCCTGCATGGAGGGTTGCGTTCGCGGCCCACGTCAGGCCGCACCGTCCTCCAGTGCGATTTCAGCAAACGCCGTGATGCATAAAGTGAAATCGATAT